AATTACTTGAATTAATGACGTCTATTACAAAAATATTTACTGCATTGGCTCAAATACCATTGATGGCTACACCAGCTGGGGCTAAACCTTTAAAAGATATGGTTCTTGAAACTAAGAATGTAGTTAACCAAGTAACTGGTATGGAATTTTTAAATATGCAAGTAATGACAGCAGATCCAGCATTTAAAATACCAGAATTACCTAAAATACCAGAATTACCAGATCCCAAACTTGCAAAATTAAAATTAGCACAGGGTGTAAAATTACCAAAAACACCTTCAATAACAGATTTAACAGATAAAATATAGGAGTTATTATGACTAAAAAAGATCTTGTAAAAATAATACAAGAAGTAGTTCGTAAAGAAGTACAAAAAGAAGTTAAAAAGATATTTATAAAAGAGAATACTTCGCCGAAGTTAATAGATATAATATCCAAAACATCAACTTCAGAAAAAGAACCAATCAAAGAAAAACATTATACAAAAAATGAAGCTTTAAATAAAATTTTAAATGAAACGGTTAGTGGCTTAAAATCAAATAGAGATGAATACCCAACAATGGGTGGTGAAGCATTTGATACAAGTCGCATGTCGGAACTGATAGGATATGGTAACTCAGAAGATATGCAACGAGATATGGTAGCAGTAGATACATTTAAAAAAGCTGGTGTTACTTCAGAACAAGTACCAGACTATGTAACAAATGCTTTAACACGAGATTATAGTAATGTAATGAAAGCATTACAAAACAAAAAAGGATAATAAATGTCTGCTTTAGAAACTGATTTAAACCCTAATACTTACATTGGTTTATCTTTGCCATTGAAAAGAGATAATAATAATAATTTCGCACTGACTAAAAATTCATTACAGCAATCACAGCATAATTTAAAAAATTTGTTACTAACGCATCCTTTAGAAAGAGTAGGACAACCAGAATTTGGTTGTAGACTAAGAGATATTTGTTTTGAACCAATAGATGCTGATTTACCAAAGAAAATAGATGAAGAAGTTAGAAGAGCAGTTGGAGTTTGGTTGCCATATATTAATATAAAAGCAGTTAATACTCTTACTGAAGATCAAGACCAAAATATAGTTTATGTAGAAGTAAAATATACCACTACATTAAATCCACAAACACTACAGCAAATAACATTAGATACATCATATACAGCGGAACGAGTTTAGGAGTAATTAAATGCCACGTACAAGCGTAAAAAAGAATATGGTAAAATCAGTTAATTATCTTAATAAAGATTTTAATGATTTTAGAAATAATCTTATAGAATTTGCTAAAGTATATTTTCCAAATACATATAATGATTTCAATGAAGCGTCACCTGGTATGATGTTCATTGAAATGGCTGCATATGTTGGTGATGTACTTTCTTATTATATAGATTCCACGTTCAGAGAATCATTACTTGCTTATGCTGAAGAGAAAAGAAATATTTATAATATAGCTCAATCATTTGGTTATAAACCAAAGGTTACTTCAGCAGCGTCAACAGTATTAGATGTATTTCAAACAGTTCCAGCATTAAATCAAGAACCCGATTTCAGATATGCACTTAATGTAAAAGCTGGTGCTGTAGTTAATGCTACATCAACAGGTGCCTCATTTAGAACAGTAGAAGATTGTAATTTTAAATTTTCAAGTTCATATGACCCAAGAATAGTTACTATTTTTGAAACTGATAGTGGAGCTCCAACAAAATTTTTATTGAAGAAAAAAGTAAAAGCTGAAAGTGGAAATATAACATCCGACACGTTTCCATTTGGAACATCCACAAAATATTCACAAGTTAAGTTAGCGAATGCAGATATTATAGAAATAATTTCTGTAACTGATAGCGATGATAATACTTGGTATGAAGTTGATTCTCTAGCAAGAGATACAATTTTTGAAGATATGGAAAATAATTCTACTAATGATCCTACTTCAGTAATTAATAGAGATACAGCACCATATATTTTAAAATTAAAGAAAACTTCTCGTAGATTCACAACATATATAGATGAAAATGATAATACAATTTTAAGATTTGGAGCTGGTATATCAGATAATCCAGATGAAGAGATTATTCCAAACCCAGATATGGTTGGTTCTAATTTACCTGGAAGTCCTACTTATCTTACAACTGCATTTGATCCTTCAAATTTTTTAAAAACAAAAGCGTTTGGATTAGCACCATCAAATACAACACTTACAGTAAAATACGCTTATGGTGGTGGTATTGATGATAATGTTAATGCTGGTGAAGTTACAGAATTATCAAGTGTTAGTTATGATATTCAGGATGATATATTAACAACTGCTTTAGTAAACGATGCAAAGAATTCAGTTGCAATGACTAATTCAAAACCAGCTGCTGGAGGTTCAGCTGGCCAATCCATTAGGGAAGTTCGTGAAAGTGCATTAGGACATTTTCAAGCTCAACAAAGAGCGGTTACAAAAGAGGATTACATAATAAGAGCTTATTCACTTCCAGCTAAATATGGAAATGTTGCAAAAGTTCATATGGTACAAGATGACCAATTAAATAAATCTGCTCAAACGGATGATTTAGAAAGAACAGTAACACAAGCAGATGTTGATAATAAAAGAACTTTAAAATCATTTCAGGTGGGAAGAATACCAAATCCATTAGCTATGGATATGTATACACTTGGATTTGATACTAGAAAAAAATTATCTAGGTTAAATCAAACAGTTAAAGAAAATATAAAAACTTATTTATCTCAATATAGATTGGTTACTGATGCAGTTAATATTAAAGATGCATATGTTATTAACATAGGAGTAAATTTTGCGATATTAACTAAAGTTGGATTTAATAAAAATGATGTACTTCTTAGATGCGTTTCAGCGGTTCAAGACTTCTTTGATATAGATAGATGGCAAATAGGTCAACCTATTGTACTATCAGATATAGCGTATGAAATATCATTGGTAGATGGCGTATCTTCGGTAGTTGCTCCAAAAGAAAATAATCCCTTGGGGTTAACAGTTGCTATTGAAAATAAATATAAAATAGGGGATAGTTATTCTGGTAATTTTTATGATATAGAAAGTGGGGTAATTGAAGGAGTTTTATATCCTGCATTAGACCCAAGTATTTTTGAAGTTAAATTTCCTGGCTCCGATATTAAAGGTAAAGTTGTCGGTGATAATTTAGGAGCAATGGAGTAAGTCAATGCATTATTTTACATTCGCAGATAAAGATACAACAGTTTATCAACAAAGTAGTAGTTTGAATGCTGGGCAAGATGAAGTATTAGAAATAAGAAAAGATGTAAGCCAAACAGGAACTTCAGTAAATGTTTCTCGGATACTGATACATTTTCCATTAGAATTTATATCATCTTCTATTGTTAATGGTTTAATACCAGGACCTGGAAATAATAGTGCGGGTTCAAGTTCATTTTATTTAAATCTTTTTGATGCACACCCCTCTTCGCTAGTATCTTCTCAAAGTATATATGCGTACCCAGTAAGTCAAAGTTGGAAATTAGGGGGAGGCCGTTCTTATGATAATCCCGTAACTACTGAAGGAACAAGTTGGTCTTATAGACAGGGATACCTTGATGGTACACTATGGGATTCAGCAGTTAGTAAATCAGGAGCGACTTGGTATAGTGGTAGTGGTACAACGGCTGTTATAGGTGAGGATATGAGAACAAAAGCTGGTCTTGAAGTTTCTTTTTCATTTGATTCTGCAAAAACTACAGATGTTAGAATGAATGTAACTGATATAGTTCGGTGGTGGTTAGAAGGTAGTGCTTCAAATGAGGGATTTTTAGTTAAACGAAGTGGTAGTATTCTTGATAAAAGTGCTGGAACTATAAATGCATCTTCTGATGAAGGTAGTTCTGGGTCACTTGGTAATTTTTCATTTTTCTCAACCGATACTCACACAAAATATCCACCTACATTAGAAACTGTTTGGGATGATTCAATTGGAAAATTTGCTTGTGGTAGTTTAAGTCCTATTACTGGTTCTGATTTAGAGGATATGAGAATTTATATGAGAGGGTTAAGACCAAAATATACAGAAAAATCTAAAGCGCGATTTAGAGTTATTGGTCGTGGAAGATTTCCAGCTAAAACATATGCAACAACGCCCTCTGCTTTAGAGGTAAAATACTTACCAAGTGGTTCATCTTATTATTCAATTATAGATGCTGAAACAGATGAAGTGGTTGTACCATATGGCAGTGGTTCTAAATTGAGTTGTGATTCAACTAGCAATTATTTTAATCTTTGGATGGATGGGTATCAACCAGAAAGATATTATAAAATTGAATATAGAATCCGAAGTGGCAGTGGAACTGTTGATGAGATTGATCAATATTTTGATGAGGGATTTACATTTAAAATAAATAAACAAGAGTAATTTAGATATGCCTTATACAAAAACAGAATTAGAAAGCGGAACTGTCGAGTTTTATGATAAATTTATAAATAAACTTAGAACAACATATTTGAATAGATTAGCTGGACATGCTACCAGTAGTTTTAGAGATAAGTTTAATGTTTTATATTCATATGAAGATATAAATACTGGCGATGGTATAGAAGATGTTAATATAGATACATCAACTTCACTTTATCATGGTCTAATGACAGAGAAACAACAAAAAGCTCAATCAGTAACATCTAATACCGAAGTTGCTTTATATACACAAGAAGTATTACTTGATAAAATAATTGATAGAACCTTTTCTGAATTAAAAGATATTATATTCGCAGATGAATTGCCATCTGGTATAGTAAATGGAGATTTATTATCATCAACCGATACATCTGATGCAAGAAAATGGGTAGTAGACAATAATCAAAGAAGGCAATTTGCAGATACTAGTTCTATAATAGCTTCGGGTTTTGATTTTGCTGATTTTAAAGTTTTCGATTTAACAATAATTAAACAAATTCCAGAGGGAGAGTTAGTAGATTAATATTATGAAAAGTAAATTATCAGAAAAAGATTTAGAATTATTACAAATTAAAGGTA